GTGAAGAATTGAACCTCGTCAATTAAGAACACATCATACTCTTCAAAGTACTCTCGTGAAGCAATTTGAATAGGTGTGTTTTCTTTGATACTGATAGCGTCAACCTTTGCACCATCATGTGAAACAATTTCATTAGCTGAATACCTTGTATCCATTTCAGGTTTAAAGTAAGCAACTCGCTTTCCAGCCCTTTTAAGTCGTCGTCCACGTCGCTGTAATTCAGTTGTCTTCTCGGCAAACATTCCCCCAGCGATAACAGTTAGAGTCATTTTCATTCTCCTTTCGTCTTGTAATGCCTTACACTTAGTAACTTGCATTTCAGACTACTTTTAGGACAAAAAAAAGAGACTGGTTATAAAAACCAATCTCTACATTCCTTCCTTTATATCGTACACTTGACGTATGGTGACTTTTTCCAGTTTGGCAATTTCCTTTGGTAAAAAACCTAGTTTCAAGTATCCCTTAATACGGTTTTTCTTAGCCTCAGACAACATCTTCTTTTCGTTCATTTGCCTCACCTTGCCTCGTATGTAGTTTATGTCACTATTATACACGAGGTATTAATTTAAATCCATCCTTTTTGTTTCCCTAATGCTATTCCCACGCCTACAGCGTCCGATTCATCATTTGTTTTGTAATCATCGTACTTAACAAAGCCGTATAATGCTTTTGCTAGTTCGTCCTTACTTGCTTTACCGTCGCCAGTAACAGCTTTCTTCACGCTAGTTGGTGCTATTTCGCCATATCCTTCATACCCTTTACGATATAAGGTAATGACTGTGATACCGACCACACGTTGTAACTGTTGCGTAGCTACAGCGAATCTATTGAAGCCTTTTTCTAAAACAATATCGTCAAATGGGTACTTGTCCAATAAGCCTTGTAAATGTTCAGATATTTGTTCCAGTCGATAGCCTAAAGGCTTCTTTGAATTTGTCTTAATATGTGACACTTCCAATAAATCTACTGTCTTATTTCTTAAATCGAATTTCATTACAGCAAAGGCAGGACACGTTAAGGAAAGGTCACAAGCTAGAACCATTTTATACATTAGATTCCAACCTTTCCACAAGCCGTTTTAAATGGGCAGAACATACACTTTGAAGGATTAGGTCGAGGGATTTCACCTGTCTCAACATTCTCAGCAACTCGTGACCATTTATCTAAAAGTAATTGACGTTCTCTTTCAGTTACCTTGTGATAGAACACCTTAAAGTCAGGTCGTGCATTCTCATGAGTACCCCATTTATCTTTAGCTACAGATTCATAAGTTACTAGCCATTCATCCACGCCAAACAAAATCGAATAAGCCACAATTTGTTGACGGTGGCTTGGTGCTGGTTCTTTAATTTGTTTAATTTGGGCTACACTATTAGACTTTGTTTTATACTCAAAACCTACTTTAGAACCGTCCTTATATTCTAAGATTCCATCACACATGCCAAACAGTACAAATTGCTGTCCATTGTGTTCTATGACTTTCCAGTTCTCAATTGATTTCTCCCATGCTGGTAAGCCGTTTGGTAATCTCATAACTTTAAATTCAGGTGTTTCTAGTACAATCTCAGCCTCTAATAATTGCTTTTGCATAGCACCGTGAACGGCTGTACTGTTACGAGTCCAACGATTCTGAAATGGGTGTGTAGTTTGTTCATCACGTTCCATTTTCTTATCCTTGAAGAATAATTCTCTTTCACATTTGTCCGAACTGGAAGGAGAAAAGCGTGGTAAATGCTTTGGATAAGTCTTTGGCGTTTTCATGATCTTAATTGCATGTTCCTGTTCTTTTAATACCAGTTCCTCTACCTCAACGATATTAAAATAGCTTGTCTCATTCACAGCATCAATGTGGTTTGAGAATGCTTTTACAAGTTCCTCGCCTCGTGCCATGCTTTGTTTTTTCTCTCGTACTTGTTCAGTTAAATCAGTTGGTTTTGATAGTAAACTCATTTTCTCTCGTCCTCTCTTGTTTTTAGACAACAAAAAAAAGACACTCCTGTGAAAGAGTGTCCTTATTTAGAAATTCAATTAAATTAGATATACTTACGTCTATTTCTTCTTACGTCGTTAACAAAACTAAAGGGTAGTTCTAATACATCTGAAATAACTGTATCAGGAACACCGTAGTCTTGAAGAGTTTTAACTTTATTAGCTTCTTCCCTACTATACTTAGTATGTAACAGTAAGTTTGTTTCGACAGCGTGTTTGCTATTCTCATGAGGTGTAACCCATTCAAGATTAGAAACAATATTGTTTTCAGGGTTTCCGTCAATATGATTTACCTGAGGTTTGCTTTCAGGATTATCAATAAAATGTAGGGCAACCAGTCGGTGAATGTAGTGTTTCTTACTTTCACCATCTTTTCTTAATTTGACATACATATGTTTTGTACGAGTATTATTTGTCTTTGCCAATCGTCGTTGACTTCTAATAGTGAAAACCTCACCATCATTACTTATCTTATATAAACCCTCATAGCCTTTAATATCTTTGTAAACTCTTTTCAACTTGCCTCACCTTGCCTCACGTTAAGTTAATTTAAAGTAATCTTAACTCATTTTACCGTATATAGCAACATTATTTACTACCAAACCATGTTTTAATAGATTCCATACGTCCCCAACAATTAGAAAGTTCACCGTCAGTACCACTAGGGATATTATTTAGCTGTACTGTATCTGTCATGATTGCCTCAAATAATGCAACCTCTTCCCTTGTAACATCTTTCGGAACACGGAATAGTAATTCATCATGTACACATGCCAGTAGTCCAAAAGTACGTCCAGCCTTTGAAAGTTGCTTACATAGTAATGCACCAGCTATCATACATTTCTTAGTTTGAATTGCAGACGTTCCCTGAATCTTAGCGTTAGTAGAATAAGTATCATAAACTCGTAAAGGATTCTGTCCTCTAAAGAATGGAAGACGTCTTTTTCTCACTAAATCTCCTAATCTCATTTCTACATAACCTTGTCTACACGCCTCTTCTGTATTGTTCTTAACGAACTGTGCCACTTTAGGGAACTTAGTATAGAACGTGTCAATCATTTGCTGGGCTTGTCTTGTAGTGATACCTAAAGCACCGCCTAATGAACCAGCACCCATTCCATACATGATAGCTAAAACTACGACTTTAAACTCTTTACGAATTTTAGTGTCAGAACCATCCTCATTCTTATAGCATTCTTCATAAGGCTTACCATAGAACTCACTACCCAGCGTTGCGTAAAGATCACGTCCAGCTTTATAGTTTTCTATTAAGATAGGTTCTTGTGTATAGTGCGTTAACATACGTGGTTCTTGGGCTGAGAAATCCAGTCCTAAAATAACGTAATCACTATGAACTCTAAACATCTTACGTGCCTCATATGGCTGTTGCTGTAAGTTAGGTTCGCTAGAACTGAATCGACCAGTTTTCGCACCGTTCTGTTTAAATGAACCGTGTAACTTTCCGTCAGGCTGAATAAATGAGTCAATAGTTTCTACGAAACCAGTTAACTGTTTTGTATCATCTTTAAACTTTTGCAGTAGCTTAATAACAGGGTGGTGTTTGAATGGCTTAATTTCCTTCTTACCAGTTCCCTTTAACTTCTTATCTACTGTTCTTTGAAGTGCTGGTAAAAGCTGTGCAGGGGAATTAAAGTTAATATCCCCTAGCACCTTCACCAATTGTTTTCTAGTTTCTTCTAATGCAGGACGTAGAATTGTCTTTTGACGTTCTACCTCGTCCATATCAATATAGAAACCTTCTCGTTCCATTTCGAATACAACACGAATTAATGGCTGTTCAACTTCCATGTAATACTTGTACAAGCCCTCTTGTTTCTTAATATGTTCCATCAAGAAATCGAATAGCAGCCATGTCACATGAGTATCTTTACACCCATAAACTCTAGCGTATTTTAGTTCCACTTCATTGAATGGTGTTTTACCAAACAGTGAGTCGAAAGTATCAGATTCTATTTGTAGGTACTTAGGTACTAAGTCCTTTAATTTGTAAGACGGTTCATTCTCATTCAGTACTTTCATAAGTTCCTGAGTATCATGAATCATTCCATTTACAGTCATTCCCTCACTCATAAACTGGTGTAAGTCGAATGTAGCGTTATGGAAAACTTTTGCATTAGCTAAATGTAACGCCTTTTGAATGTAATACTTTGCTTTCTCTAAAGGGGCGTTTGCCTCGTCATGACGCAGTGGAATGTACCAGTGTAAGTCCTTCTTAGGGGCTGTAAATGATACACCTACAATCTTGTCACGACCATACATATTTAACCCCGTAGTTTCCGTATCCACTGAGACAATAGGTTCATCTTTTAACACTTCAAACATATGTCCAATGGTCATTACATCCATTGCTAGAATATAGTTATCAGGTGTTTTACGAACCATATTTTCTAGAATCAAAGTACGTCGTTTCTGTAACAATACTTGATATAGATTCTTAGCATGAGACTTAGAAAACTTCTTCATATCCTCGACGCCTTTTGATAGTTCGCCTTGTTGGATTGCATCATGCACCATCATTAGTTTTTGTTTCTCAGACTCGCTACTGATCTTTGTTTGGAAGATGCCAGCTTTACGCTTTCCTGTATGAGTTTCATAGCCAGTAAACCAAACCTCATTATCAGTAGGTTGATATTCCTTTAGGGCTTTCTTTCTCTCAGCCTCTTTAACTCGTTCTTGCTTCTTCTTTATGTCCTCACCGTTTTCATCAAGTGTTGGATTAAAATTAAGTTCCATTTATAATCACCTCACTTAGTTACTTGCATCAGGACACAAAAAAAGGACACACCGATTAAGGTATGTCCAAAGCTGATTGAGATATTTAATTAGTTTTGAATTTTGTCAGTAAGTGAGTCGATTTTTACAAATGAACTCTCAGCCTGTGTAATACCGTTAACGATTTGACCTTGAATGTTATTGATTTGTTGAACTAAGTTATTGAATTGCATTGAAGCCATTGGGTCTTGTTGACCTAACATCTGTGCAAATTGTTGTAACTGAGTTTCAATGAAGTCTAATTGCTGTGCTGTCATTTTAGTGTTGGCTAAAAGAGTCTTTCCAGCGACTACCTCCGCATCAATTTGGTCACCTACTCGTGCTGATTTCATACCCATTCCAAACATATTTCCACCTAACATATACATTACCTCCGATTGATTTTATAAGATTAAAGTTAGTACTAATATTAAAGTTAATGGCAAATTTAAAGTTAATATTAAAGTTAGGGGCAAAAGCCCCCATTAATTAAAACTGGTCTACAGGGTTTTCATCTTTACTAAGGTCAACAGCCTCAGAACCTTCACCTACAGTAAAGAAGTCTTCCACAGGGAATCCAGCTTGTTTTAAAGCCTCAATTTGTTGTTCTACTGTACGTGGAATTAGTACAGACTCAAAGTGAGACATTTCGACTTGTAAGCCTTCCGCAGACTCAAAGCCTTCTTTTCCTTTAGCGTCAAGTTTCAGGATAGGGTTTAATGAATAAACAGTATCCGTCTTAGTTCCTGTACGCTTAAAGTTGAATGCAATAAGATCATCTTTGTCCTCAGAAATGATATTCTCACGATATTCTTCAATATCACCAATTAGCTTGCTTGCCTGAGTTTTTGAACAATCCCAGAAACGGATAGCTTTCATATCTAAATCGTATAAAGCAAAGATGTAGCGTTTCTTAGCTACTAATTTATCAAAGCCTTCAATACCTGATTTAGATGCTACACATAATGGGTCAAGTTCGCCTGACATTGGTGTTAAGCAAGGTTGAGTATAGATTCCTAAGTTAAAGTCTCCATGTGCTTTGTACTCTACATAATCTGTAAGTCCTAACACTCGTACTCTAACAGACTCATTTTCTTTCAAACGAATGTAAGC